GCTGACAAATTTAATAAATTATCTACAGGCGAAATAAATCGTTTGATAATAAACATGCCCCCCAGACACACTAAGTCGGAGTTTGCCTCATACTTACTTCCGGCGTGGATGGTGGGCCGTGATCCAAAACTCAAGATAATTCAAGCAACGCACACGGGTGAGTTAGCAGTAAGGTTTGGTAGAAAAGCCAAGAACCTAATCGACAGTGAAGATTATGCAAAAATTTTTAAAACAACTCTACAAGAGGATAGTAAAGCAGCAGGACGTTGGGAAACGGCACAAGGCGGAGAATATTTTGCAGCTGGTGTTGGTGGTGCGATCACAGGTCGTGGTGCAGATCTATTAATCATTGACGACCCACATTCAGAGCAAGATGCAATGTCACCCACAGCATTAGAGTCTGCTTACGAATGGTACACATCAGGTCCTAGGCAACGTTTACAACCAGGTGGTAAAATTATTTTAGTTATGACTAGATGGTCTAACAAGGATCTAACAGGTAAGTTGATACAGAATCAAAAAGAAGCGAAAGCTGATCAATGGCACGTGGTCGAGTTTCCAGCAATCATGGACCACGGATCAAAGCCCAAACCAGTATGGCCTGAGTATTGGAAACTAGATGAATTGGAAAAGGTACAAGCAACACTACCGGTTGGTAAATGGAATGCACAGTGGATGCAAAACCCAACAGCAGAAGAAGGAGCAATATTAAAACGAGAATGGTGGCGAACTTACACCGGTGAGGAGATACCAAATCTATCACACGTCATACAAAGTTATGATACAGCGTTTTTAAAAAAAGAGACAGCTGACTACTCAGCTATCACTACATGGGGTATATTCTATCCAAGCGAAGATGAAGGAGCTAATTTAATTTTACTCGATGCCATAAAAGGACGATACGAGTTTCCAGAACTTAGACGTTTGGCGTTAGAGCAGTATGAGTATTGGAAACCAGAATCTGTTATAGTTGAGGCTAAAGCATCAGGTTTGCCATTGACATACGAACTACGGAACATGGACATACCAGTTGTAAACTTCACACCATCACGAGGAAACGATAAGCATGCTCGTGTAAATGCTGTTGCACCTTTGTTTGAATCTGGTATGATATGGGCTCCCGAGCAAAAATTTGCCGAGGAAGTCATTGAGGAATGCGCGGCGTTCCCCTACGGCGATCATGATGACCTTGTGGATTCTACGACACAAGCGATTATGCGATTCAGGCAGGGCGGTCTGATCGGTCACCCTGAAGATTACGTAGACGAAAAGGCAGAGAAACCTAGAAGAGTGTATTATTAATGATAAACAAAATTATCAGAAACTATTTAATTAAACAGACGGTCGGTCGTTCTGACGATGGCATAATGATTACACTACGAGATCCACAAAAAGTAGAACTCTTAGAAAACATTATGGCTGATTTATTAATGCGTAATGGTATCGATCCAAGAGCTATTAAAAGTGAAGCACAGTTAAAAGGTTTATTAAATCAAATTGATGCGATGACCAAACAGTTAACAACTACAGGAATTAGAAACACAGAGTCAGCAAAAGTATTTAACAGAGCAGGTGAAGAGTTAGATCCTAGTAAACCAATTATAGGTGGTACTCAAGAAGGTAAAAAAATAGATCAAGATTTTTTTATAAGAAACGCTGAAGCACAAGAGAAAAAAGGTATGTTTGATAACATATTTAATAAAATGCAAAATGAAAGAAAAGGTTTGAAAGCAATCGACGATGATCTACCACCACCAGGTAGCAGAGGCGGACCTGATGATATTGCAGCGCCAGTACAATCTGCAGAAGAGTCATTAAAAGATATGACTGAGGCAGAGATTAAGAAAAAAATTGAAGAACAAAACAAAAAAGGTATTGAATCTTTAAAAAAAAAATTAGATGATGATCCAGAAAAGAAAGCAGACGGTGGACGTATCGGTTTAAAAGACGGCATGAACAGAAGAACGTTTATGAAAGTATTTAGTGGTCTTGTAGCTCTGCCTATTATAGGTAAAGTTTTAAAACCGTTTAAGGTTGGTAAGACAGTAACCAAAGTTCCAATAATTAAAACTGGAGATGTTGCAGGTAAACCAGAATGGTTTGATGCATTAGTTAATAAAGTTATTTTAGAGGGTGATGATGTAACTAAAAAATTTGCAACGCAAGAACGACAAGTTGTACACATGAAAAAAATTGACGATGATACAAGTGTTACAGTAACACAAGATTTAAACGATGGTTCTATTATGGTTGATGTAGATGATCCAGTTAGAAACGTTATGGGAGAAGGACCTAATTTTAACCCAGACACAACAGTTCAAATGAAACTTAAAAAAGGGCAAGCTGACGAAACTACAAAAGGTACACCTGCTGATGAGTTTGATTTTACAGAAAATGACATGAGAAACTACATGGATGGTCCTGATGATTATACAACAGAGTTTACAGAAAATACTGTAAACAAGATGAGTGACCTAACTTCTGATTTAAGTAAGATTGAGAGTTATGCTACTGGTAAAGGACCTACAATGAAACAAATTGTAGAGTCTAAAAAAAGAAGAGAAATGGTTAAACTTGCAGAAGAGAACCCAGCAGAGTATGCATCTGGACGTGGTCCTGAGTTTGATCCACCAGAACCAGATGACTTTGCATCAGGCGGTATCGCTAGAATGTTAGGCGAGTAATGACTAAAGACCTAGATAAAAAAATCATAGAGCTAATGGATCTCTTTGATGATGAACAAGTTACAACAGCAGATCAAATAGACAGACCAGAACGAGCAATAGAAAAACAAGCTATTATTGATTTCATAAAACGTAATCCACAAGCTGATGGTGGACGTATTAAGTTTAAAGATGGAACACCAGATACTAGTCCTGTAAAAACAGATGTATATAAATATCCACGATCAAATCGATTTAGAACTGTTTATAGTAAAACACCAGGTAAAAATCAATATGAAGCTATGCGTGATTTAAAAGACGTTCAAAAAGCAATCGATAATGCACCACCAATAGAAATAGATGGTAAATTATTTGAACAAAATAAAAAAGATTTAAGAGGAGACAGTGAATTTTCTGGAAAACAAGTTGTTACTAGAAAAGAACAAGATAAGTATGGTGATAAATTAAAATATAAATCATCAGGTAAAAAAAGAATAGTTCCTGTAACACAAGCTTATTATGATCGAAGAGCTAGAGAATTAGCAAAATCTAATCCTACTATTTTAAAAAAATTATCTGGTAAAGGTGGCTATCAATTATCTCACTTATCTTTATCTGAATTAGATAGTTTAAAAAATTTAGGGTACTTACCAGCAGAAATAAATTTAAAACAATATTTCCCTTTTGAAAAAAAAATAGTTGAGATATCTCAACAAGTTTATGAAACTCAAAATAATAAAAAATTATCTATAGAAGAAAAACGTGCTAAAATTGCAGAACTTCAAAAAAAAGATAGAACATTAAGAAAACAATTTCCAGAATTTGCAAAAACAAAAGCTAGGTTAAATGTTAGAGCTACGGGTTTAGATTCTAGTGGATTAATGATCAAAGAAAAATTACCTGATCCAAGTATCGCAATTGCACCAACAGAAGCAGGAACACAATTAAAAGGAACAGCAGTTGGTTCTGAAAAAGGAAAAGCCTTGCTAGATTTTGGAAAAAATAATCTTCAAAAATTAGCGGTAATAGGTTGTGGTCCTAAAGCTGCAAGAACAGGTGGCCGTATTGGATTAAATGAAGGACAAAATTTACAAACATGTGCTTTAAAAGGCATAGAAAAATTAAAAGGAGATCCAGGTAAATTGACATCTGGTGATCAAGCTAACCTTCGTGCGATATCTAAATCAGCAAAAGCTGCGAGACTTTTAAAAAATTTTTTAGGTCCAGCTGCTATCGCCGGTGAAGTTTTAATAGAGGGTGGAATTGCTGCTAATAAATTTATGAGCGAGGGTGTTCCTATTAAACAAGCTTTAGGTCAATCGTATTTAAATTATTTATTAGGACCAAAAACAAAAATAGATGTGGAAGCTGAACGTGCAAAAGAATTTGCAAAAGGTGAAGACTTTGCCATGGCTAAACGTGGTGAAAGAATGGCACCATTCATGGCACAAAGTAAAGAGGCTGATGCACAGAGATTAAAAAAACGAGAACAAGAAATGCAGGCACTATACCCACAATTAGATTTTGTAAATCTATCTAACAAAGAAATAGATAAACAGTTAGCTGACAGTGGAGTTTATAGTCCGTATACTTTAGGTTTTGGTATGCAACAAAGACAACCTGGTATTCGTGATAATATGAAATATAATGAAGATTTAGCTTATGATGAACTACGTGAATATTTTAACAGAATGGTTGACAAAGATATTAAAAGTCAACAAATGCAAACAACAGCAGATGCAGGTGGTGTTTCTAATCTAGCAAAAGGTGGTCGTGCAGGTTTTAAGTTTGGTACAAGAAAAGGTGTATTATCTTTGATAGATAAAAGTGTTAAGTCAACACCAAAAGATACAACTTCAACATTAGATAAATTAATTAAAGAAACACTTGATAAAGATTTCTTAGATAAAAAAGATAGAATCATAGATACATTAAACGTAAAAGCTGCTAGAGACAGAAAAAAATATTCATACAATCAAAAAGTTCAAGAGGAACCAAGTCAGCTAAATTTTTATGATGACATTGTGCAATCTAACTTTAAAGATAAGACAGGTCCTTTCTTTGATTATCAAAAACGAAAAAACAAAGCAGGGGGTGGTATCTTAAAACAAGCTGGCGATTCGTCAGGTCCACCGCCAGAATCAGGACCAAACTCACAAGGGTTGCAAGGTCTAATGAAACGTGGTATTAAAATATAGGAGTATTAAATGGCAGAAATAGATAAAGGACTCCCGAACACTAGAACTAAAATTGACATTCCTTCAGATGAAGAGATGGCAGAAGAAGTTAATGTTCAGGAACCAGAAGAACAAAAAGGACCTGTAGAGGTCACACCAGAAGAAGATGGCGGCGCAACAATAGACTTTGAACCAGGTTCAATTAATATACCTGGTACAGAAAATCACTTTGACAATCTAGCAGACATTTTACCAGACGATATTTTAGAACCTGTTGGAAACGACATGGTACAAAATTATATGGACTACAAAGCGTCAAGAAAAGATTGGGAACAATCTTATACTTCAGGCTTAGATCTTTTAGGATTTAAATACGAAAACAGAACAGAACCTTTTCAAGGTGCATCTGGTGCAACACACCCAGTGTTAGCAGAAGCTGTTACACAGTTTCAAGCACAAGCTTACAAAGAATTATTACCAAGTGACGGACCAGTAAGAACACAAATAATTGGGATTACATCTCCACCTGTAGAGCAACAAGCAACTCGTGTAAAAGATTACATGAACTATTTAATTATGGATCAGATGAAAGAGTATGAAGAAGAGTTTGATTCAATGTTATTTCATTTACCACTTGCAGGTTCTACATTTAAAAAAGTTTATTACGATGTACCATTAGCTAGAGTCGTATCAAAATTTGTACCTGCAGATGAATTGGTTGTACCATACACGGCAACAAGTTTAGATGATGCAGAGTCTGTCATACACGTTGTTAAAATGTCAGAGAATGAATTAAGAAAACAACAGGTAGGTGGTTTTTATAGAGATATAGATTTAGCGCCTCCAGGAAACGTAGAACAAAACGACGTTGAAAAAAAAGAAAAAGAATTAGACGGAACTAAAAAAGTCGGTAAACAAGATACAATGTATACTCTGCTAGAGTGTCATGTAAATTTAGACTTAGAAGGTTTCGAAGAAGTTGGTGCAGATGGTGAACCAACTGGAGTAAAATTACCCTACATAGTAACTGTAGAAGAAGGTAGCCGATTAGTTCTCTCTATACGGAGAAACTATGCGCCCGATGATCTAAAGAAAAGTAAGATCCAATATTTTGTCCACTTCAAATTTCTGCCAGGACTTGGATTTTATGGCTTTGGACTCATTCATATGATTGGCGGATTGAGCAGAACGGCAACGTCTGCTCTCCGTCAATTATTAGATGCGGGAACATTATCAAACTTACCAGCAGGATTTAAACAAAGAGGTGTCAGAGTTAGAGACGAAGCAGCTCCTATACAACCAGGTGAGTTTAAAGATGTTGATGCACCAGGTGGTAATTTAAGAGATGCATTCTTTCCATTACCATACAAAGAACCATCACAAACATTATTAAATTTATTAGGTATAGTTGTACAAGCAGGACAAAGATTTGCAGCTATTGCTGACATGCAAGTTGGTGACGGAAACCAAGGAGCAGCTGTTGGAACTACAATTGCATTACTAGAACGTGGTTCAAGAGTTATGTCTGCAATACATAAAAGATGTTATGCAGGTATGAAAGATGAGTTTAGATTGCTTGCAAAAGCAGTATCACAATACCTACCACCAGAATATCCTTATGATGTCGTTGGTGGTGCAAGAAATATTAAACAAGCAGACTTTGATAATAGAATCGATGTTGTACCAGTTGCAGATCCTAATATTTTTTCAATGTCTCAAAGAATTACACTTGCACAAACACAATTACAAATCGCAACATCAAACCCGCAACTACATAATATGTATCAGATATACAGAAATATGTATGAAGCGATTGGTGTAAAAAATGTTGATGCAGTATTACCAGTGCCAGCACCAAATACACCTATGGATCCAAGTATGGAACATATAAATGCTTTAGGTGGCAAACCTTTTCAAGCTTTCCCTGGTCAAGATCACAGAGCACACATCACAGCGCACTTAAATTTTATGTCAACTAACATTGTTAGAAACAATCCTGCTGTTATGGCAGCGATACAGAAAAATATTTTAGAACATATTAGTTTAATGTCACAAGAACAAGTGCAATTAGAGTTTAGAGAACAAATGCAAGAGATGATGATGATGCAACAACAAGCTGCAACCAATCCTCAAGTAGCACAACAGCTACAAATGATGACAAATCAGATTGAAGCAAGAAAATCTGTGTTGATTGCAGAGATGACAGAAGAATTTATGAAGGAAGAGAAGAAAATTACATCACAATTTGACTCTGATCCACTTTTAAAATTAAAATCTAGAGAAGTTGACCTACGTGCTATGGAAAATGAACGTAAAAAAGAGTATGACAAGGCACAAATAGACATTGCTAAGTCAAGATTGATGCAACAAGGTGATCTTGCAGAAGATAAACTTGAACAAAACGAAGATTTAGCTAAATTAAGAGCTGGAGTTAGCCTTGCAAAGCAAGGTGTACAACAAGCTCAAGTTATGATAGACGATAATTAATAAAAGGAGCAAAAAGCTATGATGAACTATAAAAAACAGAAAATAGTAAACGTGCCAGAGCAAAGTGTTGAGGTAGATCCTAGATCTAAGACTACAGCTGATGGTGCTTTTAACTATATTGCTACAGGAAAACCTGAAATGCCAGTTGGCGGTCAGAAAAGAATGTTAGCAGAAAAAAGAAGAAACTCAAAAGGGTACTAACATGTGGTTATCGGCGATAAAATTAGCCGTTTCTGCTGGAAGTAAGATTTACGCTAACAAGCAGCGAACTAAAATGGCTATGTCAGACGCACAGCTTATGCATGCCACTAAAATGGCCCAAGGTCAGGAAGCTTACCAAGGAAAATTGTTAGAAGCTAGGCAATCGGACTGGAAAGACGAGGCAGTTTTAATAATTTTAAGTTTGCCCGTGTTGGTGCTTGCTTGGGCAGTCGTATCGGATGACCCATCTGCTATGGACAAGGTAAAATTGTTCTTCGACATGTTCTCACAGCTCCCGTCATGGTTTACAAATTTATGGATCCTTGTCGTGGCGAGCATTTATGGTATAAAGGGTACACAAATATTTAGAAACGGCGGAGGAAAAAAATAATGTCAGGAATAGCAAAAGCAGGTTTTAGTTTTTTAAAAAATTTAACTACAGGTGGTAAAAAAAGTATAACACCTGGAGGAGCTATTAATAAAGTTCCAACAAATGTACCTAAAACACCAGTAGAAAAAAAAATAAGAGATTTAAAAATTCAAACACAAAAATTAAAAAGTTCTGGAAAAAAATTAGATCAAACTGTTTTTGAAATACAAAATAAAAAACCTATTACTTTTAAAAAAAGTGATAAAAAAACTGAATCAAATAGAGAAGCTTATAAAAGAATACAGGGAGAAAATACTAAAGTATTAAAAAGTATGATTGATAAAGCTACTGAAAAAAAAGCTAAAGGTGGCAGAGTTGGTTTAAAATTTGGTAGTGGAACAAAAAGAAAAACAAACGTACAAAAGATACAAGAAACTTTTGAACCTAAGAAAAAAGTTCCAAATAAATTTAAAGGTTTTTCAAAACTACCAGAAAAAGTTCAACAAAAAATAGACGCTAAATTAGCAAAGAAAGTTTAACATGGCTGGTCCAGGTTTATATGCAAACATTCACGCTAAAAAAAAACGTGGCGAAAAAATGAGAAAAAAAGGTGCAAAGGGTGCACCAAAAGCATCAGATTTTAAAAGAGCTAAAAAGACAGCGAGGAAAAAATAATGACTTTACTTACAAAAGGAATGGGTGCTGTTGTTAAAGGTTTAAAAACAAATAAAAAAACTTCTGGATCTTATTTTTTGACAGATCCTAAACCAAAAGTAGTGGTAAAAGATCCTGATACAATTAAATTAAATAAGCAAATTAAAATTGCTAAAAATGTTGGTATAGGAACAGCAGCTTCTATTGGAGCAGCTGGAGTATACGGTAAAGCTAAAAAAGCATTTAAGGAGAAAGACTAATGGCAAAACTATGTCCTAGAGGTAAAGCCGCAGCGAAGCGTAAATTTAAGGTGTACCCAAGCGCCTATGCTAATATGTACGCTTCTGGAGTTTGTTCAGGTAAGATTACACCAGGTGGCAAAAAAGGTAGCCGTAAAAAAGCAATGGGTGGTGGAATGATGATGGACGACAGAGCATTTTATAGTATTGGTGGTAAAGTAGCTAAAGGTTGCGGAGCTATCATGAAAGAGAAAAAGAAAAAAACTAGGATGGTCTAGTGCGAACTTACTATTCAAAAGGTGGCGGATTAAGAGAATGGGTCAAACAAAACTGGGTCGATATTGCAAACAAAAAATCGGATGGCTCATACCCGAAATGTGGAAGAAGTGGTGGAGAAAAAAGAAAAAATTATCCAAAATGCGTGCCTATTGCAAAAGCAAGAGCGATGAGCAAAGGGCAACGTGCGGGTGCCGTAAAAAGAAAACAACAAAAATCTAATACAGGACCTACACCATCTAGAGCTGCAACATTTGCAAAGAAAAAGAAAACGGCATAATGAGAAAACAAGATAACATGCCAGCAAGAAATAAGAAGAATTTCAGATCTACAAAATCTGGAGCAGGTATGACACGAGCCGGTGTCGCTGCCTACAGAAGAAAAAATCCCGGTTC